CAGACGAAATCATGACGATGCTCGATAGGACAGGATTGCTTCATGGATACAGCTTCAACTCTTGGAGTGATGTTGTAACATATAACGAAGCGTTTATAGAGGAGTGGCTAGGAAGCCCACAGTCCTCTTTGTACTATAGCCTTCAGGTAATGGGTGATGTTCAGGACAAGTCTGATGCTTACGCAGCATTGACAGATACTGACATTGACAGTTACCTAGATGGTATATTAAATGAAAACAAAATCGAATGTGACTGCCAACAATGAGAAAACATCCTTACACACAATTACTAGAAAGAAAAAGAACATGGACACCAGTCCAACCTACGAAAGGGGAGATCAAAGAAGGTGCTGAAGAAACCATCAAACGTGCTCTCGCAATACGTCATATGGAGCTACCAGTTGGAGAATTTATTTCACAAGGCTTGGAGCGGACAGTCCCGTCAGCAGCGAGGACACTTCTTGAGTCGAACGTTAAAGACGAGGTCAAGCATGATCTCGCTTTGGGCTTCATTGTTGACGCCCACGGTGCTGATCCCAAAGCTGAACTGGAGGCGTTAAGACTTAGAGATGCTTGGATTGCACACCCTGACCACACTATCACAAAGGCACTCGTTGCAGAGCGAGCTATATTCTTTGTTCTATTACCTATGTTTCGCTTTCTTGGTGATGCTGCTCTCAGAACAGTATCAGCTGATATATCCAGAGATGAACAGATACACGTTGCGACAAATAGTCTCGTATGTACTGAGTTGGGTCTTGTTCCTAGCTCTTCTTTGGATAAGCTTCGGAAGGCAACTATACAATGGGTACTACAACCCCTAGCAGAAAACAATACTGATAAATATTTGTCGAAAAAATTTTGGGCGGATGCGAGCGATCAGTTAATGTATCAAGGTAAAGCACCACAGTTTTCTGACACAAAAGCAGCTCGTATGCCCGCATTTTTTGAACATGCAAACACAAACCTACCCCAGTACGCTTAGTTTCCATTCAGAGAAACTTGAGAAACTGGTAGAGGATTTAGAAGCCAAGTTTGCTTGGCGTCCTGTCCACCCCAAGGAGGACTTAGCCTCCATTATGTATCGCTCCGGACAATGGGAAGTGGTACAGTATGTAAAAACTATTTTAGAAGAAGACAATGTGTCTATTTAGATCACAACCAACACCTATGCCAACACCGGCTCCAATACAACCAAGGCAACCAGACTTAGTACAAGAGTCTAGACTGCCCGGTAAGAAAGAACTGGTAGACCCAGACGCAGTAGCAGGCGTAGAGTATGGAACAACAGCAAAGACTGCATCGAAAGGTACAGCTAAGAAGACAGGAACTGATGCTCTAAAAATTAATCTTAACCCCGGAACTACAGCGGGTACAGGTACAGGAGGCATGAATGTATAAGGCTAAGGAAAGATATGACAAACTACAATCAGGAAGAACTCAGTTTCTTGACATGGCTGTAGAATGTTCTGAACTTACCTTACCTTATCTAGTTACTAGAGACGACAACTATAAAGGCAAACGACAACTGTTACAACCTTGGCACTCAGTAGGAGCTAAGGCTGTTGTTACTCTAGCAGCTAAACTTATGCTAGCCACACTACCACCACAGACTAGCTTCTTTAAGCTACAAGTACGTGACGATAAGCTTGGACAAACACTTGATCCACAGATCCGCTCAGAGTTAGACTTATCTTTCTCAAAGATAGAGAGATTGATAATGGATTACATAGCGGCATCTAATGATAGAGTGGTAGTGCATCAAGCATTGAAGCATCTAATCGTATCTGGTAACGCTCTTATATTTATGGGCAAAGATGGATTAAAACACTTTCCATTACAAAGGTACGTAGTTAACAGAGATGGTAATGGTAATGTCATAGAGATTGTTACTAAAGAAATCATAAGCAGAAAGGTGTTAGGCATAGATAAGCCTGACGAAAACAAAGGTCCGAACGACTCAGGCACAGGACCATATGAAGACGACGCTGAGGTGTACACCTGTGTCAAGATGGATGAAGGCAGTGGTCGGTGGGTCTGGCATCAGGAAGTGGACGATATGGTCCTTCCCGACAGCCGTAGCACCGCACCCAAGAACGCTTCTCCTTGGTTAGTTCTTCGATTCAATACTGTAGATGGTGAAGATTATGGACGTGGTAGAGTAGAAGAGTTTATTGGAGACTTACGTAGTCTCAATGGATTATCACAAGCTCTCGTAGAAGGAGCTAGTGTTGCAAGTAAGGTTGTCTTTCTTGTATCACCTTCAGCTACAACCAAACCACAGACTTTATCTAAAGCAGGCAACGGAGCTATCATACAGGGTAGACCAGAAGATGTTGGAGTTGTACAAGTAGGTAAGACTGCTGACTTCTCCACAGCTGCACAGATGTCGCAGTCAATAGAGAAAAGAATCCTAGAAGCGTTCCTAGTTATGAACGTGCGAAACGCTGAAAGGGTCACCGCTGAAGAGGTACGCCTTACTCAGCTAGAGCTAGAGCAATCCCTCGGCGGACTGTTCAGCTTGTTAACGGTAGAGTTCTTAGTACCCTACCTCAACAGAACTCTGTTAATATTACAGAGATCAAATCAGATACCTAAGCTACCTAAAGATGTCGTTAGACCTAAGATTGTAGCCGGTATAAACTCACTAGGTAGAGGACAAGATAACGAAAGCTTAACTAGATTCATGGGCACAATAGCACAGACACTAGGACCAGAAGCTCTCGTCAAATTTGTTAACCCCGCAGAAGCTATCACAAGACTAGCAGCAGCACAGGGTATAGATGTACTCAACCTAATTAGAACTCCAGAACAGTTAGATCAGGCAAAGCAAGAGCAAATGCAAATGATGACTCAGAAGTCTCTCGTCGATCAGACGGGACAGATTGCAGGCACACCACTTATGGACCCATCAAAGAACCCAGAGTTGGCAGAGCAAGCGTCAAATGCTATACAGAATCTATCTGGTGGAGACACACCCGAACCACCACAAGAAGACCCACAAGTATAAATGGAAGAGAACACATTTACAGTAGATACAACCGTACCTACCGAAACATTAACTGATAATCTTACAGCCGATGAGCAAGACTCTCTTGCCGTCGGTGAAGAGATTGCTGAACAACAAGAGCAGTTACTAGCTGGTAAGTATAAAGATGCAGCAGAGTTAGAGAAAGCATATAAAGAACTCGAGGCAAAGCTCGGAGAGCAAGAGCCAGAGACTGAGCAAGCAGAACCAGAGACTGAAAAAACTCCGACTCCTGACTTGTCTGAAAACGCTTCTCTCATTACTGACGCATCTGATGAATATTATTCTAATAATGGTAAACTATCTCCTGAGACTATGGAGAAGTTCAAAGGTTTGTCAAGCGAAGAGTTGCTCAATGCTTACATAGAAGTGACTAACAGTCCTGACTGGCAGGCAGCACCACCTACGTCTACTGACATATCTGACACACAGATAAGTGATATTAAAAACTCTGTAGGTGGAGATGAAGCTTACACCAACCTTGTTAGTTGGGCAAACGACAACTTAGAAAAGCAGTATGTTGAGGCTTTTGATAACATCATTAGCAATGGAGACATCGGTTCGATACAGCTTGCAGTTAACGGACTGAAGGCACAGTATGAAAATGCAAATGGATACGAAGGTAAAATGTATACAGGTAAACCCCCTACAACTTCAGAAGATATATTCAGAAGTCAAGCAGAGCTCGTAGCAGCTATGAATGACAAGAGGTATGATAGAGACCCTGCCTACAGGCAAGACGTTATCGAAAAACTTGAGAGATCAAACAACTTATCATTTTAGGAGAAATCAAATGCCCGCAGGCAAAGGTACTTACGGAAGTAAAAAAGGTAGACCACCAAAGAAAGGTGGTAAGAAAGTGTCAAAGGGACTAGCCGCACTCGCAAAAAAACGACCAAAAGTTGCGGCTGCAATCATGAAAAATAAAAAGAAATAATCATGGGTACTAAAAAAGAGGAGGGAGGACATTCTCCCTACGAGCCATACAAGCCAGCCCCCTCTGGACCTTATACACCAGCTCCTAAACGTAACGAGCTAATGATCGCAGACATATCAGGTTTCCCTACAACTAAAGGTTTGTTTGTAGATGGAGAAGGTAATGTTTTTAGAAATGTTGGTGGTACATTAATTAAAGTAGGTACACCAAACGGTTATGACAGAGGTGTACATGGTGATATTATACCAAGCGGCAGAGCTAGTGCGTCATCACGAGATAATTTAAAGATAGCTAGCTTGGCTGACGGTCAGGCTGACTCATCTATTATGAATTATGTAACTGAAAAAGGTTTCTTCCTAGATGGTCAAGGTAAAGGCTACATGCAACAGGGCGGTAAGTTCTATGATGCAGGCGAGTATAACCCTGACGTACATGGACTACCCGTACCACTTGCAAAAAATAGAAAGAAATTAAAAATCGGCAAAGCGTAATGGCTGTAAAGAAAAAGAATGTCAGTCTCAAGATGGGAACACACAAGTCCCGTACTGGTGGACTGACAGCAGCCGGTAGAAAAAAGTATAACGCTGCTACTGGCTCTAACCTCAAGGCTCCACAGCCTCAAGGAGGTCCACGAAAACGCTCATTCTGTGCTAGGATGAAGGGTGTAAAAGGACCAATGAAAAAACCAAACGGCAAGCCTACACGTAAGGCTCTTGCCCTTCGCAAATGGAAATGCTAACATGGCTAGAACATATGATGAAGATGGATCAGTAACTAACTCCATCTCCGAAAGACAAAAGAAAAAGATGGCAATGCTTCCTCATGAGTTTGAATCTATACAAAGACAGTATGGAAACAAGAAGTATGGGGAGTATACTATAGAAGATAAAAAGAACGTCATCAACTATTACAAAAAACAAGCAAAGAAAGGTAAGGTCTAATGGCTAAGAGAGGATTGTACGCTAACATCCACGCCAAGCGTAAGCGTATTGCTGCCGGCTCTGGTGAGAAGATGAGAAAGGTGGGTTCTAAGGGCGCTCCCACCGCCGCTGCTTTTAAGAAGTCA